CGGATCCGTTGAACCCATCCCTCTCTCGCACTTACAAGCGCGAGTACTGGAGTGGGTCTGCGGGCCCGCTTAACGGTGTCGGAATTTCAGACACTGTCGCGGACCAGGACATCGCGGGATTCCTGACTTGGATGAACCTTGCGGCTACCAGGACCTCCCTCTTCGGAGGGGAGTCCTGATCATGCCACTCGGCGATCGCTTCGTCATGGAACCCTTGCGTGTGGACTCATCGTCCAACACGCCCTGGGCTCTGTGGGTTGGCACGATCCTTTTGGGGAGTGTGTTCGCCCTAGGGACCTTGCTGTAAGGCGTGGTCCCGATCCTGTGAACTAGAGCATTCTCAACCCTTCAATCACCTAAGGAGGTGGGATGAAAAGGCTGACGAGTCTCTGGTGTGCTCTGGCTGAAGAGCTAGGGAATCAGCTTAGCGTGCATGTTGTCCGTGACATTAAGACCGTCACAGACCGCGTCGATCATGAGAAGATTTCTTTTCTCACGATTACCTTGCCATCCTATGGCGCTGACTTCGAGTCAGCGCTTAGGAACAAGGAGATCGACTCAACACTCTTCCGGTCCTTCAGGAAGAATGGGAGAGCCCCCGCATTTCTACGGGGTTTTCTCAGTCGAGTTTTCGACGTGCAAAGCGGGTTGTTGCTTACCGTACCGGATGTTGACGCGATCTTCGCGATCAGGCAGTTAACTCTCTTCTTCAAGAAAGTCGAGATGCCTGCTAGTGACGACCGTATCAACAGCGCTTACGCGCGGTACGTCGAGTGTGATGAGGAGGTCAAGGAGACTGAACAGATGCTCAGGGCGAACCCCGAGTGAGTTCAATCTCTTCAAAGTGTGTTCTCACACTTGTTTTGGCGCGTGCTTAGGAAGGTGGATAAGACCATCTCCTCGTACGAGCTTGAGCCTGGTCACGGTCCCGGTGCTTCCGCCGACTCCCTTAAGGGGAACCGGAAGTGGCATCAGACTGAGTGGCCACAAAGGTTCGAAGCTACACACCTCTTCCCTTATCGGGAATATGTGTTGCCACGGTACGGGCTTTCGCTCGAACCGGACCTCCTTACCCCTGAACGTGAGCGGCCCGTAAAGGTCATTCACGTTCCCAAGACCCAAACTACTCCGCGTATCATTGCGGAGGAGCCAACCTGCATGATGTACATGCAGAAAGCGGTTGCGAAATCGCTTACGACCTGCCTAGAGGCAGATCGGTTGGTTGGACCCCTGATCGGTTTTAGCGATCAAGAGCCTAACAAGGCCCTGGCGCGAATCGGTTCAGTGGATGGTTCACTCGCTACGCTTGACCTTAAAGAGGCAAGCGATCGAGTACCGTATTGGCTGGTCGAGCAACTTGTTAAGCCTATAGCGCCAACCCTCTGGGAGGCGCTAGACGCAACGCGTAGCAAGACAGCCAATGTTCAGGGCCGGGTGGTGCGACTCTCCAAGTTCGCATCAATGGGCTCCGCTCTTTGTTTTCCGATTGAAGCCATGGTCTTCTTGGCCGTGGCTGTTCTCGGAATTAGGAGGGCACTCGAACGAC